GCGCGAAACAGTTGTCGTGTGTGCCCGGCCGCTTGACGACGTCGTCGGCCGGTGCAGCGAAAGCGTCTGTGGTGCGGAGTGGCTCAATCGAACAAAGCCGGCTGCACGACTTTGAAACGATCTCGGCGCGTCGGCGGAGATGTCCGGGTTAGATGCCGCTATTCCGCGGCTGAGTCGCAATCGTGCCGATGGCGCCATGAAATATCGGGGGAAGCGCAGGATCCGTTGCAATCCCAGGAACCAGGCTATTCGGCTGGCATCTGTGTTGCGCATAGGTGTCAACCTCGTGGTTCCCGTCTGGGGTTTTATCTCGTGCCCGGCGGAGGTTGCGTCCACTCGAACGCCAACCAGTCGAAGGTCTGGCCTTCAAGTGTGCCGAGCGCGATGACATAGGCCGCCCTTTCGATGGCGGATAGCGAGAACGCAACGTCGAATGGCACCCCGTTCCGGATAAGGTACAGACAGTCGATCAGGACTGGGTGCCGGGCAAGTTTCCCAGGTCGGACTTGACGTCAGGGCTCTCTTGCACGTCTTTCATCATATCAGCGATGGCCGCCAGGCCTTCGTCACCCAATCGATCAATCAGACTTTCGATTTGCGGTTCGGTCGAGGGTGAAGGCATGGGAACACCATCGATTTCCATGACCGAGAACGCCAGTCCAGCCATTGACAGCCAGGGTTCGTTCTGAGCCAGCACCGGGCCCGCGGCTTTGAATAGCCGCAACGTGTCGAGGGCAGTCAGGCGCCTGAGCAGCAGCCGCCGGCCCGCTCTGTCAACGGCCGTAAAGGTCTTGACTGCCTCGCGGATAATGGCCTGCGAAGGGGTCATCAGATGCGCCGCTTTCTGGTTGCATAAAATTCGAGCTTCTGCTTCACGCTGGCGTCCCCTTTCCAAGCGCCGGCGCTGGCGAGTTTGAACACCACGCCGTCGAACTGATAGGTCGAAACGGAGCTGTCCGTTTCTGTTATATACTGATACATCGTGCCGGGCTGGGTGCCGCCGCCATTGTAAAAGTCCTGTTCCAGACCAGAGATGAAGTCATCCAGTGCGGATGTCCCTCGTTCAACCTCGAAGCTTCCCTCCCATCCTTTCGGGAGTTCCGCGCCAAGCTGCGAGCCATCGAGCCGGCTGATCCGTACCGCACTGGTGAGCTGGCGGCTCTCGAAACCCGTGACGTGGCTGATATCGACGCGTCCATTGGGGCCCATCACTACGAGTTGGGTGTCCCGGCCGATCGAGAATGCTGTCAATCCCACTGCATGATCTCCTAACTAACCTGGCCCGTGGGTAGCGTCTGCCGAGAAACCTGGACGGTCTGGCCTCCCTCGACATTGACGATGAACCGTTCGTTGATTGCCTGATACTGGATTTGCGAGTCTGACTGGACGTATCCCAGGCCGGTGCGGGAGGAGGGGTTATTGGTCGTGTCACAAATGACGCTGAATGGAAGCGAGCCGTCGGTGCTGCCCAGCAGGCCCTGTCCATACATGTTGTTCAAGAACGACAGCTGGGTCGACCTGATCTGCTGGAACAGGGTATTGTTGACGACCTGTCCCACATATTGGCCCATCCCGGCGGCCAAAGTCTCGGCGATGTAGTTCGTCAATCGTGTGTAATTGTCGCCATCCGTGGCTGCGTTCGATGATGTGTTATGCCCCCCGCGGACGCCCCAGAATGAGCCCCCAGGCTGAGGATTGCAGATCAGATCGATGCCCGCGGCCAGAAGGGCGCTGAGGTCAGCGGTTGAATAGGCGGTGTTCTGACCTGAACCGGGGGTGCCAGTACGCTGGCTGCCGATGATGCCGTAGATCTGTTTGTTGAGGCTTGACTGTTCAGGCGAGAGGTTCGCTAACCGTCCGGCCGCGAAGCCTTGAGGCGACACAAGACGAACAGTGTTGTTGACCTGGTCGGACCACCACAGCCAGTCGCCGAACATGAGCTTCGCGGCATAACTGTCTAAGCCCGCAGACGCTTTGGTTGTCACTGCGTTGGTGATCGTATCGCCCGCCGGCGTGGTGAGGATCATGTATATGCCCTCGTCGAGGCCAAAGCCGGCCTGGCTGGTCCAGGTTGCTGAGTCAGCGCAATCGGCCAGCATGGCAAGGCCGCAGCCTTGCCCACGCAATGCATACATTCCGGAGCGAGTGGGTGTGTCGGCGCCAACCAGTTGACCGCTTCCGACCTGGACCGCGCCATCTGATCCTGCGCTCGACGAACCCAACGTGAGAGAGAACGGGGCCGGCGACGCGGTCGTTCCGCCCGGGCTGGCGATCACCAGGAGCGATGCCCCGCGCTGCGGCCCCATCCCGGTATTGACCGCAGCCGCCATGCCGGTCCAGAAGACCGCGCCGTTGCCGACCAGGCCGTCGTAGACCTCGGGTTCAAAGCCTGGCAGCAGCACCGATAGTTTCCACGTGCTGGGCTTGGAGCCCGTCCCCAGGGTCACGGTGATGCCATTGCCGAGCGAGCCGGTATATAGCGCCGCGAAGCTCGCATTTGAGCCAGGCACCACGCTGGATGCCGCGGCATCGGTGCCGTCCGTCACCCGCACGCAGCGGAAGTTCTGGGCGCCTTGCTGAACCGCGGTCGCGACCTGGGTGCCCATGTCATACTTCCGGGGAACGATGGCGCCGAACTGCTGCGCATAATCGGCCATCGTGCCGATGATTGTCGGCTCATCGACGGGGCCCCACGAAGCGGTTCCGACGACACCGACGATATTCGTCGGGACGCCATTCAAAACCAAATTCTGAGGTGGAACGATCTGCACATACAGATCGGGTACAATGAGCGACGTCGTGTTGACGCTGCCTTGCTGTGCGATTGGCACCTGGACTTACCCTTTCGACGTCGTGGGTAACGCGACCTTCGTGACGAATTTCCTTTGTTCGGAGGTTAGTATCTCGTCGACCTTTAGAACGTCGACGATGATATCGCCCCGAACGAAGTTAAGAAAAGGTTTCGTAACCACTAGATGATGTGTCATGGTGAATACCTAGCCGTATGTAATATTGCCGTTTATCTCAGAGGCGCCGAAGAGCATAGATGGTTGCTGGAATATCGTGACGGTCGGATACTCGACCGTATAGACCAGATCCCGTCGATAAAGCAGCGCATTCTGGGCCTGATCGTAACTGGCGGTATTTCGATAGACGACCCGTGCGCTGCTTCCGTCCGGGAGATCGATGAAGCTCAATTGATCAATTGCCAGATCGATGGCGGAGACCACTGAATCCCGGATCGGCGGGGTCGGACACCAGCAGATGATCCGGACATCCTTTTCCTGTCGGCGACTTTCAAAGGACGTTGCATTGTCACACACAACCCGGACCTTGATCGAGCCGGCGTCCGGCACGGTTATGGTAAATCCCTGAACGGTCGCCGGGCGGTTCGCCTCGATCAGTTGCTTTAGGTTTGAAGCAACAAGATCGGGGGTGTCACCGGTCTGGACCCGGTAGGCATAGGCAGCACGGTCGACCAGCGCGCCAACAAGATCTCCGATAGCGGGATTGCCGGATATCGCGATCGTCTGACCGGTTGCACTGGCGGTCACGCCAGGCCGGGACGGTGTGGTGTGCCACTCCGGAAGATAGCGCGTCGTTGTCCGGCCGTTATCGTTATCCGTCACGACTGTGACGTTGACTGAACCGGCAGTTAAATCCGAATTCAGCGTGGCGGCGTTTGGCCATCCGCGATAAATACGACAGAGCACGCCAATGATGCTGGATTGAGCCGGACCGACTGGATACAGGATTGATGTAACGGTGTTCGCGATCGCTTGCTCAACGTCCGAGATGTCTGCCATCTACGTGGTCGCCATTCTTGCATTGATCCGCCACCCCAGATCAGTCAGCTCTGAACTGGAGATGACGGCGGTCCGGCCTAAATCATCGGTTATCAGATCGCCCGGAGACAGAACGACGTGAGCGACGGCCGGGAGGAGAATGCTCCAATAAGGAACAGTCTGATCGGTCGGCAGGCCTGCCGTTGACGAGTTCGATCGGATCTCGCCAAGTACACTCGCCGGCCATGCCTCGATCAATATGGCCGAACTGCCTGACGTGTAGCCACCATATGCATTGCTGGCGGTGCTGGTCTGCAGATTGGGCTGAATTATCGAGATGATACGATTGGTCTTGACGCACAGCACTGGCAGAAGAGGGGCTTGGGACGCCACAAAGAAGGTGCCCGTCTCTTGAACAAGATAGTCGCCGGCCTGCGTATAGCTCGCGTCAAAAATCCCATGCCAAAGTACCTCGCCATACACGTTGGCCCGCGTTTCATTGCCGCTCGACGACACGAATGTCGCCGGCAACCTTAGAAACCGGTTCTGACGATTCAATGGATTGAAGGGTCCGCTGGTGCGGAACGCATCGGTAGTTTGCCCGACGTGGCGGGCGGACATTCCTAAGCCCAGATACAGGCGATCCTGCAGTTTGTGACCGTCCATCGCTCAAACGATCAACGATGCCGTGCCGCTCGAAAGGGCAGGGCCTGGTGTTACCCCGAGAAAGCCGCAGAGCCGGCGTCTCCATTCGTCGAGGAGACGGATCCTGTCGGGCAATTCCGACTTATTCCTTGTCCACATCGAGGCCTGATCCGTATCGAGGTTGGCGGATGTCGCGGGAACGGCAATTTCGAGTGCGGTCAGGTTCCCCAGATATCGACGAGCGATGACGATCTCCGAGACGGAGAGATTTGTCAGACGAAACTCCAGCAGACCATAGATCTGAAAGTAACGCCAGGACTGCATCCCGGTAGGAGCAGCCCCATAGGCCGGATATCCACAGAATCGTCTTATATCCACCTTTTCGGCATCGGTTAACGGGTTCAAATGAATGATCCGTCGCCACGACTGAACAGGATGCTGCCTGATCCGGTCGGCGAAACCGCGGCTGCGCAGGAGATCAGGCTGTTGATTGAGAGGATCATCCGGCCGTTAGCCAATATCGGCATGTCCGCGGTGGACGCCGTGACGGTCGGATCCGAACCGAATCTGATATACGCCAGGGCGTTTGTGGTATTGGTGACGACAACCGAATCGCCGCCGCCCGACAGAGCGGCATTTGCTGAGACGCCGCTCACTGATACGCTTACCGTACCGGTGGGACGAAATGGACTTACCGAACCTAGCGGCATGACGATTGAACCCTTCCGTCGTTCCTAGTGGTCCGATCCTGACGCTTGGTTCCCAGGCGTCAGGTGAATCGGCCCACTAAACAAAGGCTACTGGATATACTCTGACGGTCGCTTCCGTCAGAGTATATCTACTACCTCATTCCTTGAGAGCGCGATTCACCGCTCCGATGATTCCATCTGCGCGGATCACGCTCTAGCCGATATGTTCCACGATGACGGCACGCTTGAACGCCGCGTTGGTTGCGGTCGGAACGGTCGTCGGGCTCGTGGTCGTGTCGGACGGGGCACAGAACCCGCCGATCCAGTACCAGGACTGAGCGATGATCTGCTGCAGGCGATCGATTGCCTCGCGCGTCACCATCGCAATCCCATCGACCATCGTGATAATAGAATCAGCAGGTGCCACATCGCTGGCCGTCATCCCGGCGAAATCGCCCTCGATCAGGGCCCCTTGGCCGCAGATCACCGGCCGGCGGATCATCAGGCCCGTCAGCGTCGGGTGTGCCTGGACAAATACCTCGGTTGTCGGAATGAAGCGAAGTCCCAGGAAATCGTTGGTCATGCCCTTCTTGAAGACCTGGTTGGCAGAGGTCGCGCCCTGGAAAAGCTGCTTGAAATCCGGATCAGCAAACAGTTGGCGGGAAGAAACCGGATCGAGGTAGCAGTTATAGGCGCCATCGATTTCGGGTACCGCGTTCAGCCGAAGTTTGGCGACCGCATCGAGAAGGTTGGACATGGTCAGGGTGTCGGATGCAGTGATCAGAGAACTGTTGCCGCGCTGCGACGGACGCACGATGGTGGATCCGCTCGCGGCGACCACTGTATTGCCGGCCGTGCCGTCGGCTATCGTTACGTTGCCGGAGAGGGTGAGCACGCCGGACAGCCCATTCGGTGCAGTGGACACGCTCGCGCCGTCGACCGCGACGCTCACGAGGCTGTAGGTATTGGAACCGATCGTGACCGTCATCGGCGAACTGCTGCTGACAGCCTGCTGGACCCCATTGACGAATACAGTCAGAAAGCCGCGCACGTCATCGACCGAAACCGCAGGGCCGGCGCTGCCGAGCGTGGTGCGGACCCGGGTGTTGCCGCCCAGATAGGCCCCGAACAAGGCGTTTCGGCTCAACTCATCCAAGCTGCGCGCCGCCTGCTCGCCGTTCACATAGGCGTTCTGCAGGAACTGCGAGGCTATGCCAACCCTTTGGGTCACGACGTTCAGATCAGTCGTCGCGGCATAGATATTGATGCCGATCGTGTACTGCTCGACACCCCAGGTGGTGGCGGTCAGACCGTTGTCCAGGTTGGTGTTCGTCGCCGGCGCCAGTGGCGTCGTCACAGACGGCTTCAGTCCAGCCCTGGTTTTGGTCAAGGTCTCGCCAATGCCGACCGCGACTGTTACGCGATCGGCGCAAGCTCGGTAGCCGAGCCGGGAGCGCATTGCTTGCTGAAATTCACGCTCCAGAAAGCCCTGCTGGATGATCGGCTGAAGTGAAACCGGGAAATTTTGAATGCCCATCAATCGTCCTATCTAGAATCTGAGACCCTCGTCTGCTCGACGAACGGTTAGTATTGGTATTTTGTCACCGCGGCTCGTGCTGCAGCGTATTCATCGTCGGTCATTTCCAGCGCCGTCTTTGTCCGCACTGGCTGTGACACTGGGGCGACCGCGGCGCTGGACGAAGACGTCTCCCCAAACAACCACGGTTTGGTCCGCCGGAGATCGTCCATCAGCTTACGGCCGCCGATGATCCTGTCCTCGGTGCCAAGCCGAACAGATGACAGGTCGACCATCTTCAAGCCGTCGAGATCAATCATTCCAGCTCGGACCGCTTCCGTCCGCAGGTTCGCCGCAATGAGACGGGCGTGGAATTCGCCGCGAAGTTTCGCGATTTCATCCGATCCGGCATCCGATTGAACATCCAGATCACCTTCCTGGTCGGAGGAAGGTGGCGCTTCAGCCAGATCATCATTCATTTCAATCTCATGGAGTGTTGTCAGTGGTCGTTGAAAACAGCCCATCTTCAACATACTCTATGTCGTAACAGGCTGCGATCGCCTTTAGGGCCGTCTCCCGGCTAATGCATCCCGCCGTCACCAAGGATGTCAGCGATTGAACGTCCTTTTGACGGTCATCCGCCGTCGAAGGATACCATCTCGGCCACTTAAGGCTTAGCGATGCGCCTGGATCCAGGGGCTCGATCGGCGCCCCCAGTACAACCAGAGTATATCGCTGCGACGCCCGGACAATAAGTCGGGCGAGCTGCAAAAGCCCGGTTTCGCCATAGCTCGTTCGCAGATTATCCGCCAGCCAGATCAACCCCTGGTTCAGCAATTCCAACGCTCGGCCGGATTGCGCCGCAGTAATTCGCTCAGGACTCGCCCGGTTTCCGTGGATACTTTCGAGCGCAAGCTCACGCAAGGTGCGGACGTATTCAATGACCGCCGCCGATGCCGTTCCTCCGATCTCGAGAAGGCGGGCATCGCCCTTTTCGGAAACGATAAGGGCATTCCCCGCGCCCCTGATCAACTCGCCATCCGGAAGGGAAGGGTCCTTCAACAGCAAGGTTGGGTCGCTGCTGTATTTTAATCCGCGGCCGACCTGACTGAGCTGATAGTCGATCTCAACTTGTGTGTGCATCGCAGCAGCGAACGTGCAGGCACCGTCATTGTTATCGCCGGTTGTGGGAGAGCCGGGCAGGTTCTTGATCCATACGATCGGTACGGCGGCAAGTTTGTGTGAAACAGAGCGAGCGGTATCTACGGTCGGGGGAAGCTGCTTGCCGACCGGTACCGGCTGGAACCAGGTCTCGCTGTCATTGTCCCAGCTCCGGGCAAACCAGTATTGCGCGTCAGGGTCGTCGACTGCGTAGCCGTTGCGCAGCAGGTTCGCACCAGACACCTTGTATCGCTCATCGACCCGCACGAGCGTGTCGGGTGCCGATGGATCCCAGGTCGGCGTGAGATACATCGTGTCCAGGACATCAACGAAGATCCGCCCCCTCAGCACGCGCAACAGCAATGCGACCGATCCCGTGGCACCGCTCATCGCAGCCTGGGTCATTGTCAGGTTGAGGCGGGTTTCTTTGATGATATTGGCGAAAATCGCTCGCACGACTGGATCTGTACTATCAATGGTTGGAAAATGACCTTCGCTGAACAACAGCGACACACTGTCTTCCACGACGATGCGGCACAGCGGGTATCTGACGCTCGGGCGGCGTTGCCGCAATGGGATGTATTCGCCGGCCTCCGTTCTCTCCTGATGGAAATGATATGGCAGGACATCGTAAAGTGTCCCATCCACAACGCTATCAAGGATCATCAATCTTCGGACCCGCGGAGGGTAATCATTATCACATGCTACCAAATCGGAGAGTGTGTCAAACATGAGGTTCCAAACTTCACCTTCAGCGGCTGAGTATCGAGACAGAGATCGAGTTCGGCGAGCGTGGGCGCGTCGTCAGCGTGGTGAAGCCGCGCACCAGGGCATCAACCTGATCGTCTTTCCTGCCCCAAGGAAAATCACGCATCTCGTCCAGAAGGGTCCGGCTCCAGTCGGCAGGCACGATAGAGACGTTGCCAGCTTCCACCTGGGATGCCAGCGGCATCGCCCGCGTTGCCTTCGAGCCCGTTTCACGCGAGGAAATCACATGAAACCCGGCCAGTTGTCGTGTCAGATATGACATCTGGCTCTTCCCGGCCTGGCCGGGGTCCTCGGGGATCGCCACGATAACCTTCGCGCCGTCCTTCTGGGCGGTGTTGACGATCAACTCCTCGACCTGATGCGGTGTTCCGCGTATCCGAGCGACATCCAGAATAAGATAGCGACCGTTTTTGTCGCGCGATAGCTTGACGCCCACCGTCCAATCGGGATCGTTCCGCCCGGTGTCGCCCGTCGCGGCAAGGTCCCAGGCTCGGACGATTGCCTCATCGTCACGCCTGGATAGTTCGACGGCGATGCGATCGATCGAAAATAGCCGCCCGCCAGACGGTAGCGGGTTTTGTTGAAACAGGGCCGACCAGGCGCGTTCACCGATAAGTTCACGCTTGCGCGCCAGGGCGCCATAATCTTCCCATTCCGGCCACAATGGTGTCCCGATGGCTCGGTCAAGCGGGTCGCCCGCCTCCGCCAGTGCCGGAAGACGGACGACCCGCCATTCCGCTGCATTCTGCGCCAAAAGCTGCCCGCCCAGATCGTCAGGGTGCCAGCGTGTCATGATCAACACTACTCTGCCGCCTGGCTTCAGGCGGGTCGTAACGTCTGATTTGTACCAGTCCCAGATATGATCGCGCTGCCGACGACTCTCGGCGTCGGCCTGCGACTTGACTGGATCATCGATGACAACCAGATCGGCACGCCGGCCGGTGATTGCACCATGGACGCCAACCGCGAGGTATTCACTGCCGTTGCTTGTCGTCCAGGTATCGGCAGCGCGCTGATCCCGCGTAATACCGAACCCAAGGTATTGTTGCTTAGCCAGGATGAGCGATCGGATGCGCTTGCTGAAATGTTTTGCCAGGCCAAGTGAGTGTGAGGCGCCAATGACCGAGGAGTGAGGGTGCTGAGAAAACCACCAGGCCGGGAAAACCACTGACGCGTAGGTCGACTTCGCGGATCCCGGCGGCATCAGGATCATCAACCGGTCGTAATCGCCTCTTGATAGACCCTCCAACGCGGATAAGAGATAGAGGTGATGAGCAGCCGGCCGATAGCCGGTGTCTCGAAGCGCTTCCTCTGCCCAGGTTCGAAGCGAACCCCGGATTCGACTCTTTAGAAAAAGTGTATGTTCGATAGGATCACTGTCATTCTGGAAAAATTCTGCGACGTTGATGCGAATCGACTGAAGTCTCGCGGCTGTGCCGCCGGAGGGATGAGCCCGTCCGCCTAAACCCCGATCATAGGCAAAACCTTACACTATTTTGGGGTGTTTGGTCAAGCCTTTTTTCCTATCCCTTGCGGCAGGGGTGAGCCGGTTCCAGCGTGGCCAACCGGCGCGGCCCATAGCTTCGTGCATATGTCCTTGTCAGACCCGGCCGACCCGCTTTACCCACCCCGCATGAATGTAATGCCAACCACGACCGCCGAATATCGCTTCCAGGTCTTCGCCACCGACGGGCCGGCGCGCGCTGGCGTCTTGCACACCGCCCATGGCCCGCTGGACACCCCTGCCTTCATGGCTGTCGGGACGGCTGGAACCGTCAAGGCCATGACAGCCGACGCGGTGCGGGCGACGGGCGGGCAGTGCATCCTGGGCAACACCTACCATCTGATGTTGCGCCCGGGCGCCGATCGCATTGCGGCCCTGGGAGGTCTGCACCGCTTCATGGACTGGCCCGGTCCGATATTGACGGACTCCGGCGGATTCCAGGTCATGTCATTGGCGGGGCTACGAAAAATAGACCCTGACGGCGTGACCTTCCAATCCCATATCGACGGCAGCCGCCATCGCCTGACTCCGGCCGGCTGCATGGAATTGCAGAACAAGTTTGATTCGACGATCACCATGGCGCTGGACGAGTGCACGGCGTTCCCGGCGACCTACCAGGCGGCCGAAGCGTCGATGGAAATGTCGATGCGCTGGGCGGCCCTGTCGAAGCAGGCGTTCAGTCCGCGGCCCGGCTACGCCCTGTTCGGCATCGTCCAGGGAAGCATTTACAAGGATCTTCGCCTGCGTTCAGTCCATGCGCTGAGGGATATCGGGTTCGATGGCTATGCAGTCGGCGGACTGGCGGTCGGGGAAGGGCAGGACGCCATGCTCGAAACGCTCGATGCGACCGTGCCCCATCTTCCCGAGGGAGCGCCTCGCTACTTGATGGGTGTGGGAACGCCGGACGATATCCTCGGCAGCGTCGCGCGCGGCATTGACATGTTCGATTGCGTGATCCCGACCCGGGCGGGCCGCTCCGCGCGCGCCTATACGGGCACCGGCGTCCACAACCTGCGAAACGCGCGCTTCGCCGACGATTCCACCCCGCTCGATCCGCATTGCGATTGCCCGGCTTGCACGAAGCACAGCCGCGCCTATTTGCATCATCTGTTCCGGGCCGGGGAAATGCTGGGGCCGATGCTGCTCACCTGGCACAATCTGACCTACTACCAGTCCCTCATGCGAGGCATCCGCTCGTCGATCAGAACGGGTCAATTCGCCCATCATGCCGCCCGCCTGCGCGTGGATTGGGCGGCAGCGGAGACGTTCCGATGACCGAAACGCCATCATACGCCCACCTTACCCTGCTAGGGCAGCACGCGACGCAACCAGCCAGTCCGGACGATGCCGTACTGGAGCGCGTGGCCAACCCCGAACCGGGAAAGCATTACATCGTGCGTTTGACCTGTCCGGAATTCACGTCGCTCTGTCCGCTGACCGGCCAACCGGATTTCGCGCACATCATGATAGATTATATTCCCAGAGATTGGATCGTCGAAAGCAAATCCTTCAAGCTGCTGATGGGATCCTATCGCAACCACGGAGCCTTCCACGAGGCCTGCACGATGGAAATCGCTGGCAAACTGGTCAACCTGCTGGACCCGGTGTGGCTGCGCATAGGCGCCTATTGGTACCCTCGCGGTGGGATCCCGATCGACGTGTTTTGGCAGTCCAATGCGCCGCCGCCCGACGTCTGGGTGCCGGCGCAGGACGTCCCGCATTACCGCGGGCGCGGCTAAGGCGTCGTCAGAAGCAAAGGAACGTGACCGAGATGGCAACCAGGCCGCCGGTCAGCAGCGTTACGGACACAAGTCATTCGTTCGACCCAAGGGGCCAGATCCGGAATGCCGCTTTGCGCATCGGTTTCGATGCGGTTGGCTTCTGTGACGCTGAGCTTGGTCCGGAAGCGCGGGCGCGGCTGACCCACTTCATTGCGGCCGGTTATCACGGCGATATGGGATGGCTCGCGGCCAGGACTGAACCGCGAAGCCATCCACAATCGCTGTGGCCTGAGGCGCGGAGTGTGATCGTGGTTGGGCTTTCCTATGCACCAGAAGACGATCCGCTCGCGATCACGGCGCAACGAAGCCGAGGTGCCATATCG